CGACGGAAAAATTTGAGGACTTTTTGGCTAAAGATTTCCGGTGTAAAGTTACCGGAAGGCAGGTTATTGTAACCTGCAGCGCGATTAAAAGCCATCTGCTTTTCCTTCCATTTTGAGGTTTATGTTATGCGTTGTAGTCGATTCGCCCTTCAGACCGTGCCGCGTCCAATTCGCTTTCTAGCTTTTCGAACTCGTGCGGTTTCATTCGGGCAATTTGTGAGACTTTCCAAATTTTCGTATCTCCCTGTGCTTCTGACACAATGTCTTTTGCCTTTGGGGAGCGAATTGCGGCTGCTGCCGATTCAGTCGGTTTGGATTGTTTCTTTTTTGAGATGCCCATATCTGCTTTGTACAGATCGAGCACTCGCGAAGCCCAACGAGCATCGGTATTGTTTTTGTAAATACCGTCAGAGATTGTCTCTGGCTGATCGTCTAGCCAAGCTAAGAACTTTTCATCCGCTTTGATTTCGTTAAAATCGGGATGATTGTTCATAAGTTCGCGATATGCGCTTTGAACCTTGAGTTCCTTTTCACGCTCTCGAATAACTTCGATTTCTTGTTCCAAGCCTGAAGCCCGTTCTTGTGCCTTCAAAGTTGCAATTGTTTCTACAACATCGAAAACGTCTGGGTATTCTTGCTTGAACCTTTCGAGTTCTTCTGGTGATTTTGGTAGAGTAATGTTTTGGCTTGCGGCTGCAGACTGCATAGCCTGTTCCATCTCTCTTTCACGCTGCTTGAAGGCTTGTACCTTTTCGTCGTAGTGACGTTTGAGATCGTCGTAACGTTTTTTGTAGTCGTGGTCTCTTTCTTCGGACCCTTGTACAAAGGATGTTGCTTCTTTCTCTTCTGGTTCTTCTTGCTGCGCTTCTACTTCAACGTTGTCATCATCGTCTTCGTATACCTCATCCCGGTATTTTCCACGATATAGACCTTCGTCGTTGACTGTTCCAAAGGAATCATTGGGTTTGTTTGCGCGGTGTCCGCGTACTTTTTGTTTTGCCATTGTTTTACCTCATCTTGCGGGGCCACATGGCTGTGGGTAGCCGCTCCGGTTGTGTCAGGGCCGCGTTAAGTGCGGGTAGCTGACGGATTCTTCTTACGGAAGTTCTGGTGATGCGAACGTGCGGTAAAATTCATGTCCGCCCAGTACCGTAGAAAACTCTAAATCTTTAGATTCTCGCATCCACTGGCTAGGAGCGTTTTTGCGTGTGTAAAATACTGTGTTTGCTGGAAGACGAGACTGACCTTCAGTCGCAGGTGCGAGGACGTTTTGGGCTGCAGCGTACGCTCTGGCTAGTCCTTTGTCAGCAACGCCTTTCTTAACTTCTTTGGCTCGTGCGTAAAAAGTCGAAGGCTCTAGGCCGGAAAAGTGAAAGGCACCCTTGCGTGTTTGCTTTAGCAGCGCATCGTCTAGGGTCTTGATGCCTTTAAAATCGTAGTAGTCAGAGCCGATCCGGTTTTTAACTACTTCGCCAATTGCTTCCATACTTTCGATAGGATCAGTCGTAGATTTTGTTTCAGTTAGGAACAACACGGTTAATTTTTCTTCAGGAGAAAGATTTCGAATAAATTGTTTGATTTGTCCGCGTTGTGGCTTACGGCTTGCAAATTTGGATAGCTTTGCCTTTAGTTCGTCGGATACAGGAAGATACTCTTCCATGTCGATATCTTCGCCCACATCGCCAAGTTCCATACCTTGATCAGCCAAAAAACCGCCACCCACTGCAGCACCAATTTTTTCTCCGTACTTTGCCTGACGACGTTTTACTTCGGGTTTGCCTGCATCATTAATTTTGTCTAAGAAACCTTTACCGTACTTTTTTTCGATGGTTGCTACAACTTCTGGTTCGATTAGGCGTTCACCGTCGGACAGCGCAACGTCTACCATTTTGACTTTGCCACCGATTTTCATTTTGGTGCGTTTTGTTGCTTCGCCAACAACCCTGTCGAGCATCTCTTTGTTTGCTTCGTTGGCTGGTTGATTGATTACAAACGAACCGGCTTTGACTGAGGTGTAACGATTGTCAGCAATAGACATGTTTTCTGGGATTGTCGATGGATCTTTGTTGACAAAGCCTTCAGTAATAGCTGTACCACCGGTTCGCATGTCGATACGTCCGCCGGTTGCACGGAAACTGTCGTTTCCACCGCCAATGCCGCCGCCGCCGCTGCTGCTGCCACCGCTGCTGCCGCCGCCGCTGCCAGCACCGTCTGTGCCACTACCGCTGTCTGAATCGCCGTCGCCGAAGCCGCCGCCGCCATCATTTGAACCTACACCGCTATCTGTGCCACCGTATCCACCAGTAGATCCATCATTGGTGCCGCCACCGCTGCCGCCGCCAAATTCACCGCCGCCGGGTGCACTAGGATCTCCGTATCCGTACCCCGGAGATGTTGGGTCTGTCGTCGGATCAGATACATCTAATTCATCGTCAAAAAAGGCTGTGTCATTGGGTATACTATCGGAAGGTGTACCTAGTACATCATCAACATCGGTATAACCAAATGTTGGATCAAAATCTACATCGGACGGTCCGTACCCTGCCCACGGGGAACTTCCGGTTGTTACAAACGTACCAGTCCCGCTTGTAACGGGTGTCTTTATCATACCCGCTCCGTATGGGTTCTGGGTGTAAGAGTAAACTACTCCTTGATCCGCCAAACTTCCCATACCGATGTTTGCACCCTCTACTGCTCCGTAACTAGCAATATTGTAGGCCGCTGTTATATCAGGAATCGTTTCTAAATCAGTGAAATCAATTGCTGCTAGTGCATCGATAATGTTTTGCTGATGCTGGGCTGCTGTTAAGCCGCGAGGTACGTTGTCAACCATACCAGACATCACTGGACCAAAACCTAATTCAGCTAAAATACCCGGAGAGTATCCGACCATCTGATTATTTAACAAACCTACGCCATATCCCGGAGTACCTTTTTTTGCTTCTGAAAATATACTTTCTAGGTTTTTTTGGCTTGCCGCTCCGGCTAAAGCAGCAAGACCCCCCATAAAGGGACCCATCATTAGGCCCACGACTTTTGGCACTCCTGTAGCCCTCACCGTTCCAGTCAAGGGATTAAGCTTTTCTGGAACACCCATAAAATCTACAATCTTTGATTCTATGTATCCTGCAATTGTGTTTGGGTATTCTTTATCAACTCTAGGGTCAGGTACTCCCAAACCTTGCAAAGTTTGCCCTAAAATATCTCTGTCTCCTCCCTCGCCAGAAGAGCTTGATTGCGAACTACTACTGCTACTACTACTGCGAGTTATAGCAAATTGCGTGTATGAGCGATTTACATCCTCTTCATCTGACATAGGATTAGGCACAACAGGACGATTGCTGGCACCCGCAGTGCTATACCCAGTAAATGCCTGTCTTCTTATGTTCTCAATATAGTTGTCTGCAATAGGGCTTGTAGCCATTTAAATATCCTTTGCTTTCACTGCGGCTTCGTAATCAGCTTTTAATCCTCTAAGCATTTCCAGTGAAGTTATCTTCCCCTGCAAGCGGAACACTTCCAGTTCCGATCTGGCCCCCACCAACGCCCGAAGCGTCATTTGGATTTGCTCCTGCAGGTACGTCTCCAGACTGTCCCATGCCTCCTTGTTGGTCACTAAGCTGCTGACCTTCCGGGCCTCTTCCTTGTTGAGCATTCTGTGCCAATCCTTTCAACATCTCTGCAAAAATTTGAGCCTCATTTACGTCGTTAACCAAACTATCGGGATCGATGTCTTGAGCAATAGCCAGTTCACGCATAAGGTTAGGTATCTTAATAAACGGTGCCAACATAGGGTTAGATACCGTTTGAAGCAGGGTTGTTAGTCTTTGGCTGCGGACTTCTTTTTGCATAACTGCAGCTACGCCGCGAGGTTTAATCTCTAGGTCACCTTCGATATCGGGAGCGTCCTCGTTGAACTGCATGTTCCACTGGAAATACGCCTCACCCAACGGTTTTAGCAGAGCATCATCTATGTTCTTAATTACAGTCTTGAGCGACAGACTTGCACCACCAAGAAGCATGGATAGTCCAGATGCTGTTCGGCCCGTTCCAGCCACACCTGTCTGACCGTGCATAATCGATGGAAGGCCCGTCTCTTCGTCTGCAAGTTGACGACTAATCTGATACATCTGAATATTTTCAGGTGCGGTGTTAGGAAACTTTAGTCCGTTGACTGCGGTTCCTGTTACGCCAGACTGACGGCGGAATATCTTTCCGGGGAAGATATCCATATTCTGTCCGGGAACCAAGCTTGCTTCGTCTACATCGAATACCAAGTTACCGGCAAGAGCGAGGTTATCGATTGCCATCCGAACGTGACCGTTCATCAGCATCTGTGCATCTTCCATATTTTCCGCTACACCAACGCCCCACATTTGATAAGGGTTGATTTCGTATGGAAATACTTGGTATGGAATACGTGCCGGTGTAAAAGGATTTAAAACACAACGAATAACTTCGTTACCACAAACCCACACGTTTACCTGCACCTGATCCATTGGACCCATTGTCTGGGGCACATCTAAGCCAGCTTGACTTGCAAACTCAGCATCGAGAACACCCCAATACTCAAACACTTCGAATCTAGTCTCATTGTAATACGCTTCGGTTTCATCTTCACGAATGGTATCTTCGAAATACTTATCCGTGTAGTTAGAACCTTTTGCAATTACATCTTCAATTTTGTCCTTAAAGAAGTAGGGGCTATTGATTAAATTACGAAGCTGTTGCTTGTTCATTCGATGGCGTTGAATTACGTACTCACAATCATCGATGCTAGTTGCAGACGGATCAGGATAAAAATCCCACGCAGATACGTTTTCAATTCGAGGAACAGTCTTTTCGTAAGGAGCGTACATTCGCCCTTCCGGTGTAGTTTCCCACTTGTGAACACGCTTGTAAAAGTTAAACGGTCCTTTAATAATTCCCGTACCTAACAAAGCTGCTTCGAATATACTGCTGCGGAACTGATTTACAGCACTTGTATCAAGTAGCTGATCGTGAATAACCTTTTCCATCTTTAAGGCAGCACGTTGAGCAGGAGAAATTTGTGGCTCTCCCATGAGTGCTGGTCCGGGACGAAGCGGAGCATTCTCGTATCTGCTTTTAGTGCCACCTAAGTAATCCATAGACGGGCTTGTTGCCATAGCACCCGGTTCTAAGTTTCGACCGTCTCCCGGAAAACCATAAGGATCTTCCTGCTGAATAACATCGTCTAGGGGGGTTTCCAAATGAGCAAACTCCGCAATTCCTTCAGGAACCGGAGTGGACTCAACAACTAATGGAAATTTCTTATTAGCAAAAAGGATATCAATGATCTGTCCGTACGCAGCAAGAACCTTTGTTTTGGTGATCTTGATAAATACTTTGGATCTTTCGGAGTCCCGATACTGTGTGGTGGAATCATAGATACCACGAAAGTTTTTGTACGCCTTCAACCAACGCTGCTCGTAAGCATAGCGTCCGTTTTCAGCATCTTCAAACTTTTTGTTAATAAGCCCCACAAGTCCCGGAAGCTGATCTTCAGCATTATTAA